TTTTAGGTACATAATCATGTTTACAAACTTGTACGGCATACTTATCATCTCTTAGTCGCCATAGTTCTGCAATATCAGACATCATTAACATATCACAATCCATAAACAATGCCCAACCTCTATAGTTCATAAGGTGTGGTATAATAAATCTACTAAAACTAAATTCAGTTGAAGAAATTGCGTTTCTTTCCCTTACAAAATCATCTTTGATATTAGGTAAATAGATAGGTGTAATTGCAACTGGTTTTGTACTGCGTTTTAATATACTATACGATAAAGTATTATACCCCACTTTTTCTTTGCTGTCGTATCCAATAAAGACATTAATCATTATACTCTCGCTTCTGGACTTCTTAATAGTTGTTTTCTCTTAGGCCCCTTAATGTGGTCGTATATAGTCCCTAATACTGACCGTGCCTGTACATGACCTGGTTTTCCGTCACCAATGTTATGATTTTTTACACCATTACTTTCAAATGCTTTTCGTACATGGTCCCAAATATAACTATCATGCTTTTCTGTTAGTTGATAGAGTTCATCACTATCATACATTCTTTTCATTTCTCTAGCGTAAGCCTTGGTAGATTTGTGTTGCATATTAAAATATAAGAAACCACATTCACTATAATGATTACCTCTACCTAAGTAAGTCATCATACTATCATTTCTGTGTAGATGTTCTTTTACCCACTCTACATCTATTGGCTTATAAAATACACTATCTGCGTCTATGCAAATGACACCATCATAATCTTCATTATGAATTAATTGGTCTGTGTAAGCATAAACTTTATATGAAAATCTAACTGCGTCTTGTAAGAAACCATCAGGTGTATCTGGCACTTCTCTTTGTTTGTTACGATTAACAAACTCTTCACAACTAGGTATTTCATCAAAGGTACTTCTTACTACAATTCTTTGATTAGGCACTTCTAACATATCTTCACTATAAACAATCAAATCAAATGGCCAGTTATAAGTGTCAAAAAACTTATGACCATATTGTTTATAGAGTTTCTTATTTAATGTTGTAACTACGCCTATGTTCATCTTGTAAATATAGTTTCTTTACGCATATTGCCTCTTCTTATATAACCAATCGTACTCATAATATCTACCACCTCATCATGGTATTTTACTTCGTCTGGATTTCTAAGAGGTAATTCTAAACATACAACAGCGTCATGTTGATTTAATAGTTCTAAACCGCCTGATACAATTTCTTTTTCGTGTGCTTGGCAATCTACTTTAATAAAGTCAATGTTCTTACCTTCAAATTGTTTAAGGTAATCATCTAACATAACCACATCTGTAGTTGATTTCTTTAATTGTTCTGGTTTAAGTTTTCTTTTTGTATTACCATTTTCAACACCACTACTTACTAAACTTACATTACCACTTTCATCTGGTGATTGAAATAATGTGGCACCTTTTTCTTGGTGGTCTGATAAGGCAACTTCTTCTAATGTCCAGTTTTTCTTACCTGTCAAGTTTCTTTTGTAACATTCAATATTGTGTGGATGTGGTTCAAATGAAATAACTTCATTAAACTTATCGCATAGGTCAACTGACCAAAAACCAATATTACCACCAATATCTAAGGCAGTTCTAAAGTTCTTAACAAAACCTAATGCATAATCTCTTGTATCTTTTTGGTATTCCCACTTGCCGTTGTATTCTTTCAACATCTTTTCATAGTGGTTATCCCAATCAGGTAGATACCAACCTTTAACTAAATGTAATATCATATTCTTTCCTCTGTTGGCCAACTATCTTTCCACATAAATGTTTGGTGTACTATCTTAATTTTTTCTTCTTCACTATTAACAAATATGCCTTCAATCAAATCGTAACCGTTTTCTTTAGCCCATAGTAACCTTTTATTGCCAGTATGGCAGGCCAAACCGGTTACACCTTCTGGCCATTTTGCACCTCTGTTCCAATAATGTTCTTTGTCTGTAACTAATATTGGATATAACATACCTACTTTAGATATACTTTCTCTAAATTTAGGCATTCTTTTCTGCAACCAATCAATGTGAGGAAATAAACTCACCTCGTTTACATTAAAATTGATGGTATCGAAACCTTCTATTTTATTTTTTGCCTGTAAAATCTTCATAACCACACTTTGCTATAAAATAACTATCTGCAATATCTGATACAGGATTGCCGACCTTTTCAGTATCAAAAATCTTTTTCAAATCAATACCAGTTTCTTTTACAAACGCTTCATAAACCATGTCTTTGTCTGCGTTACCTTTTCCTGTAGCGAATTTCTTAACCACCGTAGGTACACAAGTTCCATATGCAAGTTTATATTCGGATAATATCCTGTATTTGAGAATTCCACAATTTTCGGCAATTTGAAATAGCCCTTGGCCTTTTGAACCAAAGGAGTAACCTTCAATAAAAATTTGTGGAGACTTAATTTTAGATAGAATATCCAAAACGAAATTTGAAATGTGAGTAAATCTTTCAATTGGGTCATCATATTCTTCATGTTCATATCCTATAATGTTTTTACTCATTTGTCCAATATACTTCTTCTTATTGGTCAAGTAGTAAAAATTTAGTTTATCATTTTCAATTACACAAACAGCAGGACTTGTTAAACTATAATCAATTCCAACTATCGTCCTGTTCTTCAGCGACTTCATACTCTTCCTCTTCTAAGACTTCATGCCCACAAAATGGACATGTCAATGGAAGATTATCTTGTTCTTCCATATTCCATGTTATGGTATATTTAGTCTCGCAATCGGAACAGGTTTTTTTCTCTTTAGTCAGCATTACAATTTAAACTTCTTAAATTGGTCTTTCTTAACATCTTGTTTAATGCCGCCAATTACATAACTTTCAATTTCAGTTTCTTGTGGTGCGTTTTGTGTACCCTTTGAATTCAGCCAATGGTCTACCCACGGTAGTGGATTTGTTTTTTGTTCGTACTTCGGTGTTAGACCGATTGCTTTCATTCTTCGATTGGCCATATATTCTACAAACTGGTGTAATAGTTTTTCTGATAAACCAATCATACTTCCTTTGGAAAATAGATATGTTGCCCAACGCTTCTCCTCTTGTACAGCTTCGTCATACATCTTATAGACATCTTCTTCGCACTCTTTGATAATTTTAACAACATCTTTATCGTCACCTCTATTCCAATTATTGATAATAGTTTGTGACATTGCAAGGTGTTGACTTTCATCTCTAGCAATGAATGAAATAATCTTAGCAGAACCTTCTAAAAGTTTTAATTCACCAAATGCAAATGAACAAGCAAATGATACATAGAACCTTAGTCCTTCTAAAATGTTTACGGTTACCATTGCAAGATACATTTTCTTTTTAAGTTCTTGTAAATCAACACTCTCTGGTTTCAAGTGCCATTTGTAACCCATTTCAATAAGGTCATCATAAGTTTTAGTTACACTTGCAGCTCTTCGTTCAATTCTTTCATCTTCAATGATAGTATCAAATACTTCACCTGGATTTGAATACAAGTTCTTAATAATGTATGTGTAACTTCTACTATGAATAGTCTCAATAAAGTCCCAAGTAACAATACAACCTTCAATTTCAGGTAGTGATACAAACGGTAAAAAGGCCAAACATGGTCCTCTACCTTGTACACTATCTAACATAGTCTGGTATTTTAAGTTACTTGTAAAGATAAACTTTTGTTGTTCACTTAATTCATGGTAATCGTTTCTATCTTTCTGTAAAGATATCTCTTCAGGTCGCCAAAAGTAACCTAGTTGTTGTTGATTGAGTTTATCAAAGATAGGATATTTCATATCATCATATCTTTGTACCTGTAAATCAGGTCCAAAAAACATTGGTTGTTTAGTAAAGTCTAAACCCTTATCTTTGTTAAATACACTTCTTGTCATTTTTTATTTGCCCTCTTTCAAATCATAAAAATATTTGTCGTCATCACCCGCTGTCCACTTTAATTCGCTTTCTACACTATATTCTACGGTGGACACTTTAAAGTCAGGTTGCACCAACTCACTTGGTGTTAAAGACTTATCGTAAAATATAACTCTATTGTTAGGTTGAGCCGCAAAATGGCCATTCTCTAACTTTAGAATATTAAATGACTTATGTTGTGATGGTATTTCACTATAAGTCACATTTCGTTCTATATTGGTTGAGTTACAATTATCTATTGTAAACATATACCAACCATGATACCACTTCTTTTCAGGCGATAGATATTTAACTCTATTTCCTGTCATCATTGTTTTTTCAACAATGGCGATATCGTAACTAAAACAATCCCACAACTGCAATTCTGTTAGTGGTAGGTTGCCTTCGTAATTCTTTTTCCACACAAATGCGGAAATAGGTAGTTTGTCATATAACGCACCATACTCAGGTAAGTATGTTTCAAAATACAATGCTCTGCCTTGTATAGACTTTGCCGTTACCCAAACACCTTCAACTAATTCACCATGGCCTTTTTCGCCATCATAAAGGTACTCTTTTTTGACAAACACATCTACATGAGGCGTATTTACGCATAAAAATGCCATAACACTCCTTTAGATTGTACAACTATCGCAATTTTCTTCATCTTGCAATACAGCTGCTGGTTGGTCCTCAACATTATCTTTCCAACCAACTGGATGTGCTGGTTCATCAATATCTTTCTTAGCGTCATATGTATTCTGATAATATGAAGTCTTCCAACCATACTTGTAGGTTGTCAATAAGTCTTGTGCCAATACTGATACAGGCACCTCATTATCTTCATAATTTTCAGGATTATATGACCAATTACCAGAAATAGACTGGTCAAAGTATTTCTGCATTACTGCAACAATGTTTATATATCCATTATTGTCTTTCATATCCCATAATAAAGTATAAAAATTCTTTAATCTAGGATAATCAGGTACAACTTGTTTTAATGTACCTTTTTTAGATTTCTTAACTGATAGGTAATCTCTAGGTGGTTCAATGCCGTTTGTAGCATTAGAAACCACACTAGAGGATTCTGATGGCATTTGAGCAGAGAGTGTGCTATGTCTTAGCCCATGTTTTTGAATATCTTTCCTTAGATGTTCCCAATCGTATTTGAGATTAGGTTTAACTAACTCATCTACTTCTTTTTTGTAGGTGTCAATAGGAAGAATACCATCGGAATATTTGGTTCTGTTAAAGTATTCACAAGGTCCTTTTTCTTCAGCAAGTTCATTTGAAGCGGCCAATAGATAATATT